GGTGATCTTCCTGCTCGCAGTGGCATTGGATCATCTTCTTCATTTACTGTTGGACTAGTCAACGCCCTTCAAGTTTATCTTAATAAACTTCAACACACTCCCTATGAATTAGCAATGGAAGCAATCAACATTGAACAAAATATTATTGGTGAATCCGTAGGTGTTCAAGACCAAATCATGGCAGCATATGGTGGCATCAAAGTCATTGAACTATCTGGTGCTAATATGAAGGTGCGTGACCTACGAATCTCTGATAGTTATATTGATGACTTTGAATCACATATTATGTTAGGGTTCTCTGGTATCAGTAGACTATCTGAGGTGCAAGCTAAGAAACAAGTTGACTCTATCAAAGAAGGTAAGTCGAATAAAATATTAGAGGATATGCAAAAACTAACTCGGTTTGCAATTGAAGCATTTGAAACGCATTCTTCTTTCTCCGAAATTGGTTTGTTCCTACAACAGCAGTGGGAATTAAAACGAACACTTACAAATACCGTTTCTAGTGACCATATAAATAGTATATACACCGATGCAATAAAGGAAGGTGCATATGGTGGCAAACTGATGGGTGCAGGTGGTGGGGGATTCTTTATGTTTCTTGCTCCTCCCGATGCACACCAAAAAATTAAAGAAGCACTAAAACAAATCAACGTATGGATACCGTTCAAGTTTGACTATGAGGGTTCCAAAATTATTATGAGGTGATTATGAAGTATCCATTGATGAGTGATAATATTTCCAGAGAAGATTTAGATTTGGTAATAGAACATCTAAAGAAAGACAATCCCAAATTAACTAACGGTCCAGAGTGTCGTGCTTTTGAAGAAGCATGGAACAAATGGTTGGGTGTAAAGTATTCTGTGTTTGTAAACTCAGGTGCATCTGCCAATCTGTTGTCAATGACTATTCTAAAACTCAAACATCCAGAAGGTGGTGAAGTTATTGTTCCACCTTTTACATGGATATCTGATATTGCCACAGTTATTCAATGCGGTTTTACTCCTGTGTTTGTTGATATTGATTTAGATACTCTTGGAATGAATCCTCATGGTGTCATCAATGCAATTACTGATAAGACACGTGCTGTATTCCTTACCTACGCACAAGGATTTGATTGTTTGGATGATGCTTGTTTACAAGAATTGCAAGTGCGTGGCATACCTTTAATTGAAGATGTGTGTGAGTCACATGGTGCTACCCATAATGGTAAACTATTAGGTTCGTGGGGATGGATGTCCAACTTTTCATTCTACTTCGCTCATCACATGTCTACCATTGAAGGTGGAATGGTATGCACCGATGATATAGACACGTATCATAAACTTCGTATGCTTCGTTCACATGGTATGACACGTGAGTGTGGTTCTGATCCAATGATTAAAAACTATCAGAAAGTATATCCAGAACTCAATCCAGAATTCATCTTTGCTTATCCAGCATACAATGTAAGAAATACGGAAATTGGTGGCATACTTGGCCAAAATCAGTTGAAATATCTTGATAATAATGTTATAATAAGAAATGAAAACTTGTTTGCTTTCTTATCCAAGTTAGATAGTAAAAAATATAAAGTAGATTTTCGTTTAGTTGGTTGTTCAAATTACGCATTCAACATTGTACTACAACCTGAGTATGCAAATAAAGAATTTGTAGAACGACTAATGGGCAAGATGCGTGATAATGAAATTGAGTTTAGAAGAGGTTCTGCTAGTGGTGGCAATCAATTGCGTCAACCGTATCTAAAAGGTATTGTTGCTGAAGACTATCACAAGAACTTCCCTAACACTGAACACATGCACTTCTATAGTTTTTATATCGGTAACTATCCAACTTTATCCAAGATGGCAATCAACGAAATAACTGACGTATTGAACAAGGTGTAATTATGAATATACTCGTAACTGGTGGAGCAGGATATATTGGATCTATTTTAGTTCCTGATTTATTATCGCAAGGACATACTGTAACTGTGCTTGATAATTTTATGTTTAAACAAGCAAGTCTTAATCATATCTGTGCTCATAAAAACTTTAATGTTGTAAATGGTGATATACGTAAAGAAGAAATTATAAAGCCATTACTTAAACAGGCAGATGTAGTTATTCCATTAGCAGCTTTAGTTGGTGCTCCTCTGTGTAACAAAGATGATATTGCAGCATCAACAACTAACTATCATGCTATTGGAATGATGTTGCAGAATGTACACAAGAGTCAAATTATTCTTATGCCTACAACTAATTCTGCATATGGTTCGGGTGGTGATAATAATTTCTGTACAGAAGAAACTCCACTCAATCCTATCTCATCATATGCTATTGCTAAAGTAGCAGTAGAACAAGAACTAATGAAACATGAGAATGCAGTTAGTTTTAGATTAGCAACTGTGTTTGGTATGTCACCACGTATGAGAACAGACTTGTTGGTAAATGATTTGACGTATCGTGCAGTGTATGATGGTTCAGTAGTTCTATTTGAAAGTCATTTCAAACGAAACTATATTCATGTGCGTGACATATCAAGAGTGTTTACACATGCAATAAATAATATTGATACAATGAAAGGACAGATTTATAATGTAGGTCTTTCTACAGCTAACGTATCTAAAATGGAACTGTGTGAAAAAATCAAAGAATACATTCCTCACTTTAGTATTATGGAAGCAGCAATAAGAAAAGACCCCGATCAGAGAAACTATATTGTTTCAAATGCTAAATTGGAAGCAACTGGATTTCAAACTCAGTTTACTTTAGATGATGGTATTACAGAGTTAATTAAAGGATACCAGATGATTAAGAACAGTATTTACGGTAACGTCTAATACATTTCTAACGGCAACAGGAGCATTCTACAGACATCATTCGAGTATGTCAAGAACAATATAGGGCAATTATAAATCATGAGTAAACAAAACCACTACGTAAACAATGCTGACTTTCTGGCAGCACTGATAAAGTATCACGAAGATTGTGCTATTGCTAAAAAGGAAAACACACAAGAACCCGATATCCCAAACTATGTGGGTGAGTGTTTTCTAAAGATTGCAGAACATCTTTCCCGAAAGCCAAACTTCATTTCCTATACCTACAGAGATGAAATGATTTCGGATGGTATCGAGAACTGTATCATGTACTTTCGAAACTTTGATCCTAAGAAATCCAAAAACCCATTTGCGTATTTCACTCAGATAATATACTATGCTTTTCTCCGTAGGATTATGCGAGAGAAGAAACATCTATATGTTAAGTATAAAGCAACACAACAATTTGGATTACTTGATGAGGGTGAGATGTATGAGGATGAGTTAGGAAATATGAAACAGTTTGAACTCTACGATAACATATCGGAATTCATTCATAACTTTGAGGAGGGTAGAAAAAAGAAAAAGGGCAAAGTTGTTAAAGGACTTGACAACTTCCTAGAAGACCCTGTATAATACTAAGTATGAAAATATGCATACTTGGTGATACTCATTTTGGGATGAGGGGAGATTCATTAGACTTCCATAAATACATGGACAAGTTCTACACGAACACGCTCTTTCCCTACCTAAAGGAACACAATGTTTCCACTGTGGTACAGCTCGGTGATTTATTTGACCGTAGGAAGTTTATTAACTTCAACTCACTTTATCTCTGCCGTAAATATTTCTTCAAGAAATTACAAGACGATGGTATACAGTTCATTACATTGTTGGGAAACCATGATGTCGCATTCAAAAACACCCTACAGATTAACTCATCACAACTACTCCTGAACGAGTATGACAACATTACTATATGTGATTCTTTTACTACACTTACTTTTGACGGTATCGATATTGATATTGTGCCTTGGTTATGTGACGATAATGAAGTTGACATCTTTAAAAAAATAAAGAAGAGTAAATCACAAATCTGTTTTGGACACTTTGAGATTGATGGTTTTGAAATGGAACGAGGTGTAACCTGTCACGGTGGTATTGACAGAAAGAAACTTTCGAAGTATGATATGGTTCTCTCTGGACACTTCCATCACAAGTCGGATGATGGACACATCTATTATGTTGGAACACCAGGTGAAATAACATGGTCTGATTATAATGACCCACGTGGTTTCCATATCTTTGATACTCATACACGTGAGATGGAATTCATTCAGAATCCCTATCGCATGTTCTACAAAATAAATTATGATGATGCACTAGAAAACTTTGCACAATTTTATAAAACATTTGATTACTCTATCTACGAGGGTGCGTATGTTAAGATAGTTGTAGTGAACAAAACAAATCCATACTTGTTTGATATGGTTATGGATAATCTATACAAAGCAAATGTTGCTGACATCTCAGTGGTGGAAGATTTTACTGACATCACAGTTGATACAGATCAAGAATTGATTGACCAAGCAGAAGATACAATGACTATACTCTCGAAGTATATTGATAACCTGCCACTCACAGTAGAACCCGACAAACTTAAAGGTCTGATGCGTGAACTATATGTTGAAGCACTAAGCTCCGATACTGAATGATACTATTTAAAACTTTGCGTTGGAAGAATCTTCTTTCAACTGGTAACTACTTTTCCGAAATACAACTGAATGCCAATACCAATAGTTTGATTATTGGTGAGAATGGTTCGGGTAAATCTACAATGCTTGATGCGTTGTGCTTTGCTCTATTCGGTAAAGCATTTCGGAGTGTGAACAAACCAAATCTTATTAACTCAATCAATGGTAAAGATTGTGTGGTCGAGGTTGAGTTTGATATTGGTAATAAACAATATAAGATTGTTCGTGGTATCAAACCAAACATCTTTGAGATTTATCAGGATGGAACTCTAGTAAATCAGGACGCAGCAATGCGTGACTATCAAGAGTATCTGGAAAAGTTTATCATCAAACTAAACTATAAATCCTTTACTCAGATTGTTATACTTGGTTCGGCATCCTTTGTTCCTTTCATGCAGTTGTCTGCATCGGATAGAAGAGCAATCATTGAAGACTTGTTGGACATTCAAATTTTTTCTACGATGAATGGATTGGTTCGTAATAAATTATCTATGAATAAAGATTCAATGATAACGAAGAAGAATGAAATTGAATTGATGCAACAGAAGTATGACATAAAGAAAGAGCACCAAGACAAACTCAACGAAGACAAAGAAGTAAAGGTAAACGAATATGCTAGTGAGATACAAAGTTGTACAGAAACCTTACGCACGATATCTGGAGACATTGACAGTTTGGAAGAACAGAAAGCACATCTTCTCCCACTCGTTGCCAAGATTCCTGAAAATGAAAAGAAGATTATTGCGCTTAAAAAAGTTGAATCGAAAATTGAAAGCAAGATATCCGAAGTGGGAACACATAGACATTTCTATGACCACAATGCTGATTGCCCAACGTGTAGGCAAACCATTACCGTGGAGTCTAAAGAGAGGCACTTGGGCGAACTACAATCAAAAGAGCAGGAACTTGCTGGTGGTCTAACCGAACTGCAAGAAAAAATAACTGAACATGAAACTCTATTGGATCAACTGCGTTCCAACGAACAGACACTACACACACTACGCATTGAACTCGCAACAAAACAAACTGGTAAGGCAGGACTAGAAGCAGCAATCGTAAAGTTACAAAAACAAATTGATGATTTGAATTCGGCAGATAAAAAATCTGCTGATGTAACTGAACTGACTAATCTGAAGACGCAAATCAAAACATCAAAGGAAGAACTTAAAACTTTGATTGAAGAAAAATCATATTACGAAGTTGCAACCAGTTTGTTGAAAGACTCTGGCATCAAGACAAAGATTATCAAACAGTATCTGCCCATCATAAACAAGTTAGTCAATAAATATTTGGCGTCGCTAGATTTCTTTGTCAACTTTAACCTTGATGAGTCGTTCAAAGAAACTATCAAGTCACGACATCGTGATGACTTTAGCTATCACAACTTCTCTGAAGGTGAGAAGCAACGTATTGATATGGCTCTGATGTTGACTTGGAGAGCAGTTGCAAAACTAAAGAACTCATCGAGCACCAACCTTCTGATACTAGATGAAGTCTTTGATTCAAGTTTAGATACCACAGGCACAGAAGAACTGATGAAGATTTTACATGGACTTGAAGATGTCAATCTGTTTGTGATTAGTCATAAGGGTGATATACTTCAAGACAAATTTGCAAACACAATACGATTTAAGAAGGTGAAGAATTTTTCAAGGATAATAAAATGAGTGATATACTAACCATTGATACTGCATCAGGTGTCATTACTGAAGAAACAATTAACGAGTTGACAGTTTATAATGAGTATCATCCTCTACTCAAAGAGGTGATGCCAGAGTATACTGAAAAACTTCCTAATGAAAATATGACGATGTTGTTAAAGCAGATGCGTAAGACACTAAAACAATATGGTGCTTTCGGTCTGTCGGCAAATCAATGTAATGTCCGCAAACGAGTGTTCGTTCTCGGCACAGACCAGTTTACTATCTCTTGTATCAATCCAAAAGTTATTGAGGTCGATGATACAATAGTGAAGGAGAGTGAAGGATGCTTGTCATATCCAGGTATGTTCTTGAAAATCAATAGACCTTATTCGATACTTGCAGAGTTTACGGATGAGTATGGTGAAGTGAAGCAGCAACGACTTGAAGGTATGACTGCACGATGCTATCTGCACGAACTAGATCATATGAATGGTGTGCGTTTCGTTGACCACGTAGGTGAAGCTTCGGTTCAAGTTGCGAAAAGAAAAGCAGAGAAATTTATAAAGACTTTTGTTCGTACCAAAAAGGCAACAAAATAGGACTTGACAACTCCCGAACTTTCGGGCATAATGGTTATTCAGTAATCAAAAGGAGTTGTCAAAATGTCAGCATTAGAAAAGTTTTCAGAAGAGCAAGAGATAGAGTTTTATCATTCTGCTAACGATGTTAAAGATGCAATACGGAAATATGGTATTGCCATTGTAGCATTCTGTATGGAAGAGTTGGCAGAAGAACTATTGTCAAAATCAGAAGATGAATTTGACTTGACAAGTGCCACACATAGCGGTACAATGGTTATTCAGTAATCGATGGAGGATAACTAAATGACAACTGTTTTACAAAAATCAAACCTTGCCAAGTTGCTAGCTACTGAGAATGTAAACGTCCAGTATCGCAAAGCAAAAACGGCATCCTTTAATCCCACAACACGCACATTGATAATTCCTATCATGAAGGAAATGTCAAACGACTTGCATGATCTTCTAGTAGGTCATGAAGTTGGTCATGCTCATGATACACCGAAAGATGGTTGGCATGATGCAGTTCATGCGAACGGCAACAACTACAAAGGTTTTCTAAACGTAGTTGAAGATGCACGTATTGAAAAACGCATGAAACGTAGATATCCAGGTCTTCGCAAATCATTTAGAAATGGTTTTGATGACTTGATGCAACGTGACTTCTTTGGTGTTGCTCTTCGCAATCTCAATACTCTCCCATTTATTGACCGAGTGAATTTGATTACAAAATCAGACTACACTCTTGACATTATTTTCAATTCAGAAGAAACTGCTCTGTTGGATAAAGTCAAAGCAATTGAAACGTGGGATGATGCTGTTCGTGTTACGAATGAATTGTGGGCATTCTCAAAAGAAGAAATGTCAAAACTTAGTGATCATGGTGGTCATGAAGGTTTTGATGATAGTGATAGTGACTATGATGATTCGGATTCATACGGTGAAGATGATCCTAGTGAAGATGACCAAGATGGTGAGTCTGGTTCAGGTGAAGGTAAATCATCAGGTGAAAAAAATGACAAGTCTGATGAGTCTGCTGCCGACCAAAAATCAACCGAAAGTGATGACGGTGATGATGGTGAAAATGATGGTTACAGAAACATATTGAATCGCAACAAACAATCTGCTGCTTCAGACTTTGATCAATATTCAGATGAACCAGTATGTGAGACTGATAATAACTTCCGCAAAAATGAAATAACTTTGATTGATGAAAAGTCTCTTGATTATGTGTATGCAAAATTGCCTACTCCAATCCTGAGTAAAATTATTACTCCTGCAAAACGTGTACAGGAATTGCTTACTCAAGAATTCTCAAAACAGAATGCAGAGTATGAAAGTGTTTCTACATCATTGTATAATGATTTCAAACGCAAGAATGAACGATACATTTCGTTACTTGCCAAAGAATTTGAAATGCGTAAAGCAGCAACCAAGTATGCCAAGTCACGACTGTCTAACACTGGTGACGTTGACATTAGTAAGATATACAAGTATCAGATTGACGATAACATTTTCCGCAAGATAATGAAAGTGCCGAAAGGTAAATCGCATGGTCTGGTTTTGTTGCTTGACAAATCAGGTTCGATGTCACAGAACATGGCATCATCGATTGAACAGATTTTGATTCTTGCATTGTTCTGCCGCAAAGTGAACATACCATTCAAAGTATATGGTTTTGGTAATGCTATCGCAGTTCGACAGATTGATTACCCTAACGAAATGAAAGCATGGGAAAAAGAACTTGAGAAAAATGAACTGTCATCGTGGAATGATATGTACGGTACCTTCAGTAAGAATGATGGTGAGTTGGAAACCAATGTGGTCTATCTGCGTGAAGTAATCAACTCGCAAATGGGTAACGCATCATTCCAGAAAGCAGTGAAAAATCTTTGCTGCCTGATGAATTCGTATGGATACGGCACTAGCTTTTATCACCAACGAAGTTTTCATCGTCCACCAAGTGAATCGTTGAGCAATACACCATTGATTGAAGCACTTATTGCACTGAAACCAATACTAGAAGAGTTCCGTCAAACGAATCATCTGGATATTGTGAACACTGTTATCGTGCATGATGGTGATGCCGATGACATTCAAGCAGTTTATGCAAAAGGTGAACGACACAATAGAAAATGGTTCAACCCACGAAGTGAAAATGTATTTGTTACTGATGGTAAGAATCAATTGAAAGTAGCATTCAATCCGAAGACACATAGTAATACTTTGCAATCTGTCATTTCGAATTGGTTGACTTTAACTACTGGTTCGAAGTTGTTCGGATTCTTTATCGTGCCTACATCGGGTAAGGTAGCCAAGATTGTTGGTAATCGTTTGGTCAATGATGAGTTGACTGAAATCCGTAAAATACCAGGTGCATACTTTCAAGAAAATGAAGCAATCAAGAAGTATGTGCGTCAGATGAGAAAAGAAAAATTCCTTGTATCGCAACTTGATGGATACGAATCATTCTTTTTGATTCCTGATGGTTCGAATCTGGAAATAAATGATGATGAAATTGTAGTAACTGGTAAAGTGAATTCAACTAACCTTGCTAAAGCGTTTATGAAATTCAATAAAACCAGACAAGTGAATCGGGTATTAATTACCAAGTTCATACAGGGTATTGCCAAATAGGAAACAAGTGGGGTGTTGCGTAAAAACAACACCCCCTACTTGACAAGTGAACCTAGATGGGATATAATGGTTGTTCAATGTGATTACGGAGTTTATATATTATGGCAAAAGTTTCTGCGGTTCGTGCTAAGTTTTTAGATGCTGTTACTGCAACTGGTGAAAAGACTGTTAGTCTTCAGGATATTAACGGCATCTGTGCAAAAATCGGTATTGCTCATCCTTATTGGTTTACTAAAGATGAAGCAAATCGTGTTGGTCGTGGTTTGTATAAAGTTCCTAAATCTTCTAAATCCCCTAAAGCGTCTGTCGAGATTCCCAATCTGACAGCACAAGTTATTCCTATGTCTAAACCGACTGAAAAACAAATTGGTAATCGAATCACTAACTTGGTTACTGATCTTGAAACGGATAATCTTGTACCGCAAAAATACGAAAACTATGTGCCGTTCGGTAACTTCGATGATATCGAATCAATCATAGCTTCTAAAATGTTCTTTCCAGTATTCGTTACTGGTCAATCAGGTAATGGTAAAACAATGTCAATCGAACAGGCTTGTGCAAAACAAAAACGCAAGTATGTTTGTGTGTCAATGACTCCTGAAACTGATGAAGGTGACTTGTTAGGAAACTTTGTATTGATTAACGGTCAGATGGAATGGCGTGATGGTCCCGTTACTGTCGCTGCCCGACAAGGTGCAGTTCTCTGTATCGATGAAATTGATTATGGTGCTGCAAACTTGTCTTCACTGCAACGTGTATTTGAGGGCAAACCTTTCTTACTCAAGAAAAAGAATGAAGTGGTTGTTCCTGCTGCTGGCTTTACTGTATTCGCAACTGCAAATACTAAAGGTAAGGGTTCGGAAGATGGTCGATTCATGTTTACGAATGTTCTGAATGAAGCATTCTTGGAACGATTCGTGAATACCTTTGAGCAAGATTGGCCTCCTGTTACAGTGGAACGCAAAATCATCACGAAGGAATTGGAATCTATCGGTAAGTCTGATAAAGAGTTTGCCGAGAAGCTCGTAACGTGGGCAGATGTGATTCGCAAAACCTTTGCTGATGGTGGTTGTGATGAAGTGATTTCAACTCGTAGATTGGTTCATATCGCAAAAACGTATGGTGTATTCGGTTCTAAAATCAAAGCACTTGAATACTGCCTAAACCGTTTCGATACCGATACTAAGGCATCATTCTTAGACTTGTATACTAAGGTTGATGCAGGTGCGAACACTGAAACACTGTTAGTAAAAACGCAAGATGCGGTCGAACCTAATGAAGTCGCCGACCCATTTTGATGTTTGCCGTAAATGTACTTGACAACTACTTATCATCGTGATATAATGGTTGTTACAGTTGAGAGTAAGACTGCCTTTCAACTGCTTACTTGTAGCAGTCAAATTTTTTGGAGCATTTCGTAATGTCAGTTAAATCAAAAATCCTTGCTTACTTGTCTAAGACAGACACCGACTACAACACATTGACCGCCGCACAAATTCGTGCGAAGTGGGGTGTGTCCGATGTAACAAGTCGCATCAGCGAACTGCGTAAAGAAGGTAACGCAATTTACCTGAACAATCGCACTCTTGCGGATGGTCGCCAGATTTCTTTCTACCGTTTGGGCAAACCAACTAAGGCAGTTGTTGCTGCTGGTGTTGAAGCTCTTCGTGCTGAAGGTATCAACGCTTTTGCCTAAAATAGTTTAGGTTCTGGTGGAGTGGAAGCATATATATAATCTGTGCTTCCACTCTTTTTTTTATGGATAAATTATGCAAATACAACTAAACGCTGAAGAACTTAAAAAAACAAAACTGTTTGTAGCAACCCCGATGTATGGCGGTATGTCACATGGACTGTATGTAAAATCCTGTCTTGACTTACAAACTACGATGATGCGGTATGGTGTTGAAGTGAAGTTCTCTTTCCTATTCAACGAATCTCTTATTACACGTGCAAGAAATTATTTGGTGGATGAATTCCTCCGCACAGACTTTACACACTTATTGTTTATCGATTCTGATATTCATTATAACCCACAAGATATTCTGGCACTGATTGCACTTGACAAAGATGTTATTGGCGGTCCGTATCCGAAGAAGTCTATCAACTGGAATAACATTGCAGAGACAGCTCGTAAACATCCAGACCTGAATCCAAAAGAACTTGAGAATCTGGTTGGTGAATACGTCTTCAATGTTGTACAGGGAACGCAACAATTCTCCGTAACCGAACCATTAGAAGTGATGGAAATTGGAACTGGTCATATGCTTGTTAAACGTCATGTGTTTGATAAGATGGCAGTTCAATACCCAACCATTCGTTACAAACCAGACCATGTTGGTCAAGCCAACTTTGATGGTTCACGATACATCCATGCGTACTTTGATACAGTGATTGATACTGTTGATTCTATCGTTGGTGGTGGTTCAGATCGTTATCTGTCAGAGGATTACATGTTCTGTCAGATGTGGCGCAAGATGGGTGGACAAATCTTCTTGTGTCCGTGGATGAGAACACAACATATCGGCACCTACGCATTCACTGGTAATATGCCAGCAGTTGCACAGTATACTGGTAAGTTATAGTATACGGCAATAAAGATGGTTACATCCGAAAAGACTTGATAAGAGTCTTACACTATGCTATCATGGTTATATACAATCATGATTTGATAAGGAAATAATTATGAAACTTTCTAATGATACTCTAAGTATCTTGAAAAACTTTGCTTCAATCAATCAGGGAATATATTTTAAGAAAGGTAAAACGATTCGAACCGTTTCTACTGGCAAAAATATCATGGCTGAAGCAATAGTGAGTGAAGAAATTCCAACCGAGTTTGGAGTTTATGATTTGAACAATCTTCTTTCTGTTATCTCTCTACACAAAGAAGAACCGACTTTTGATTTTGAAGATAACAATATTCTTATCTCAGGATTGAAAGGTCGTAGCAAAATCAAATATCGTTTCTGTGCTGCGAATATGATAGTTACTCCTCCTGATAAATCAATCGAGATGCCTAATCCAGAAATAACATTGAAACTTTCTGGTGAAGACCTCGATTGGGTTTTACGAGCTGCGAATGTTCTATCATCTCCATTCATTGCTGTTGAATCGAATGGTAGTAAAGTCTTTGTGAAAACATTTGATTCTACTAATGATGCGGCACACACTGATTCGATTGAGATTGCTGAAGGTAATGGTGATATCTATTGTATGATATTCAAAACAGAAAATCTCAAAGTGATTTCTGGTGGTTATTCCATCAAGATTTCA